TTCTGCTGCAGTCTATCCTTACGATCGTTTTCCATACGGGTTAGCTCTAAAGCTGTAGTAGTCTCTAGGTGGTCGTACTTGAACTGCAGGTCAGCATCTTTGCTTATGCTCTCGAGAGATAGTTTAGCTTCATCAAGTTCGAAGTTCACTGACTCTAGCTCAGCTTTAAATTTCTTCTCTTGAGTATCTAACTCGATCTTAGCTTGCTCAGCTTGTGCCTTGTACTGTACACTCTGCATCTGAGCTTGTGCTTTGCCCATTTCAGCTTGCGCCAACATTTGTTGAGAGTCCGAAATAGCTTTCTCCATTTCTTTCTGCTCAGCTTGTTGTTCTTCCATCTGCTTAGACGTTTCTTCTTTCTTTTGCTGGCCTAATTCCGATGCAGGGTCTAAGAAGTACTTACTAGCACCGTTCAACTCACTGTATTTACAGAAGTCATCCAGTGATGCGTATATGTGGGTATCTTGTACAAGCGCTTGTCCTGGTTCAGCAAATATCTCTTTCTGCATCGCTATGACTTGACCAATTGCTTGCAACTGAGCACTGTGGTTACCAGAGCCAGTACCTACTCTCACTGTACACTGCGTTCTATCCATCCACTCAGCTGGATTAATCTGCTGCCATTGACCTCTAAATCTGAAGTCAATCACTGAGTCGATGTGTCTAACAGATAAGTCTCTTATTTTAGTACACAGTGGCTTAATACCAGTCTCTGCTACCACTCTGATTATCAGCCCGACCAATTCTTCTTTAGCGTTCATCAATCGCTCGACGCCCTGAGAACCTACTCGATCGCCAATATTCTGCGGTGTTGCTGAGCCGTCAGGGTCTACGCCCACGCGACCTGCACGCACTTGGTCCAAATAACTCATCATTGTAAAAGCTTCAGCGTTTATCTGCGGAGTAACCAGTGGGGTGACAGCACCTGGGGTCTTCACCCTGATTATTCCTCCTGGCCTACTAACCAGTAAGTCATCGACATTGACCTGACTCTCAATAACTAGGTTGCGTTGATTATTCTGCAAGTAGAGGTTGTCGAACATATTCCGCCATAAGGCTGTCTTCTGTTTTTGTATCTCAGCTAGACGATCGGTAACAGATAAACCCTGAAATTTGTGGCTCATTAAGAACGCCGTGGTAGTAACCCATGGCATTTCGTCGATTTCTTCTATCAACAGTATCTCGCTAGGAGTATGGCCACCAGCTACTGTTATCTTATAGAGTTGCGCCACGCCAGATTCTTCAATATCCATCTGCATGTAGCACTCGGCTATCTCTATTATCCGTAGTGATTCGTCGTTAGACTCCGTAGCGCCACTAATAGGCTCGTCCTGATAGTTAAATCGATACTCTCTACTACTTAAGTTATAGTCAGGCGCTAAGTCATCAGCAACTTCTTTACTCACGCCCATTTCTACAACCTCTGAACGTGTCTTAAGCATCACGTGGGCTGTGAACCTCGCATCGTCCAGGCATATACTGTTGTGGTATGTAGAGACTCTGAATTCCTCAATAGGCACAGAGTCTATCATTATCTGGCCTTTCTTAGTAACTACCTTAACTTTCACGTCGTAGACTATAAGAACTTGTCCAGAAGCTGCTGACCCATGTTCATCCACGCGCTCGGTCTTCTCTTCTAAGTCCACACCCTCTAGTGATAGCAACGACTCAAGCTGCTCTCTAGTTATCCCAGTGTGAGACACTATGCGCACTGTGTCTACCTCAGCATAATAGACCTTAAGAATACCGTTACGTTGTATCAACGCATCCTTCACGAACTGGTGTAACAAGATAAAGCCATTATTCTGCTTCATCAACACCTCGTAGACGTACTCAGACTCTAGCTCAGCTTGCTTCTCGTCACCCTCATGTACTGGGTCGAAGATAACTACCTCGTTGTTCTGAGTAAAACTCTTCATCACCTGAGGTAATATCCACTCAACTGCATCAGCCACGTCTGTAGAAGTCACCTGACTACGCCCCTCGACCTCAGTGCCGTCAGGCCTGCCCAGATAAGTACGCAAGTGCTGCTCCATATCGGAGTTGTACTCTGACTCTCCTAGCTCGTAAGTTACCAGTGCTAAGATTTCTGCGTCGTCCAACATCAAATAATTCCTCTGTCTATGTGAGAGTAGTCCAACTCTTGCTCACCGAACCCACCAAGAACGGCGTCGCCGCCTAGCGCACCAAGCGCTAAGTACTGCGCCGCGTCGCCGATGTGTGAATATCGCCCTTTGTCAGGTACGTCTCTAAATCTTTCTTCCCCCGCCACTTGCAGTCTCTTATAACAGTAACCACCAGCGAAAGACTTGCGTGTCATTTTAGCAAGCCCACCGACCATAAAGGCAGGATTACCAGCGAAGTCTAGCCTCATCATCTTATCAGCAAGCACCTCACGACGCACGGTAGGGTCGTTAGTATAGGTAGGCCACGCCTCGATGCCTTGTGCCGAGAGTATCATAAACGGCGTTTGCTCGTCAGTCTGCGCGCGCTGCTCCCCTGCAGGATCGGCGTAAATCTCCAGCTTGCACCCTAAGTACGGGTGGGTGCTTAGTTTCTCTTTTAACAATTTACCAAAGGACACACTGCCCATATTAAACGTTACCAACTCGTCGATTAGCATAAGCTGCCCATTGGGTGATATCTGACCGATAGCGGCTGCCGGCGTTAAGCCCCAGTCGATCCCAACATACAGCGTCAACGCAGGATTCACCATTATCTCTTCGCTCGTACTGTGGATGTCATCCTTATACTCTGGATACACAGGACGGCCGTCAGTAAGAAATCCATATTTCCCATGTACGTATACGTCTATCCACTCTTTAGTCTTACCACCGACCATGTTCTCATAGTACATAGCAGGTAAATTCTCCACGTTCTCCCCTTCAGCACTAGCGCCAGAGGGTTGGTGGAATATCCCATGATTGTCAGGAAGGTCTTCTTCGAATAACTTATAGAACCACGCGTCGTTGTCACAGGGGTTAGTGTCTAGTATAACACCAAACCATGAAGGTCCACCATCTTTCTTCGACGGGTACCTGCCACAACGCCCACTGCCCATATCCAGAACAGCTTTTGGTATCTCTCTTGCTTCATTGAGAAACAGTCCAGTTATCTCTAACGACAACAGTTTTTTGATGTCACTTGGTTTATCTAGCGCCCGAAACAGAAACTCCGCATGCACCTTAGTCCCATCCGGAAGGTCTAAGTTCATCGTAAATCTACTGTTCGTCACTGAGTATACCCCAAGGTCTCTCGGTATCCATTGAAAGAATGTCTCGATCGTCGTGTCCAATAGCTCTCTATAAGAGTTACGTACCACAGCCCAGCGGGTCATGCGTATACCTCTCTCATTAGGCTGTTGTGACAGACTCTTCATCATCATCTCAATTATACATGCCACTGATTTGCCACTACCAATCGGCCCAATCAGTGCTCTCACGAATTTATCAGAGCCGTGGAACTCTTGCATAGTTTTAGAAGCTGTGTAGTCAACTTGCATTTACTGGCTACCGCCAATATTGAAAGACATTTTAATGCCGTCCAAATCATTCGACTTGATCTCAACAGACTTCAACTCAGCCTCGCAATACTTAGCGATGCTCTTATGTATGTTTATCTTGTCAGACACCGTCGCATCAGCTTCACCAGATAAATCTAAGAGTGAACATAGGGGGTGGTACGTAGACCCTGCCCCTTGATGTTCTCTTAATAATTTTAACACTGAATTCGCCACGAGAGCCTCTTGTCTATTAATTTTTCGGTTAAGTCGATTATATCATACTCCCAGTTGGATGTAAACAACTTTTTTCACTTTTTTCCAATTATTTTCATATTATATTGAGCGTGCGTGGCGCGTGGTAAACAATACCCCATTTGTGACCCTGAGGAAACATTTAAGCGTCGCCCACTTGACAAAAATATATTATTTAATGAAATGTGTGGATATATAATTAAAGTGGCTTAAATGGCCCCTCACCATTTAATACACATGTTCGGCTGCAACTCCGAAATGACAGTGCATTGCCCAATTGATACAGATATAACACAGCGCTAGGCACCGCGCACGAAGTCAAGTGCACGAAGCACGTGGCGCTGCGCACAAAGTCAAATACTTTTCCCCTGAAAAATTTTAGTTTTAAGCCCTACGCACGCCGCTGCCGAATCCCCTCTCCTTGTCTTGTTCTCTTGACCCCCACCTCCCCTTCCGCATTTAAAAGCTGATATAACTAAACAGAATATAATTATAACTGGCAGTTATAACTAATTGCTTATAACTAATCGGAATATAGTTATAACTTGCAGTTATTTATTAATTGTTATAACTAAATAGAATATAATTATAACTTACAGTTATTTATTAATTGTTATAACTGATCGGAATATAATTATAACTATTAATTATAA